TTGAGTCCAATGTAAAAAATTACCAAACCTAATAAGGTTTGAATTACTGGGTTATTAAATTCCATGAAGCTTCCTTTTTTATATTTCCATGAATCATAAAGTTCTCTATCTTCTTTTTTCAAGGTCTTTGTCCAAATTTATATAGCAAATATTTATTAGGATACTTCGAATAATGAATTAAATGTATTTGTATTTTCAGTATCTTTAAGATTCCAATCTAGCACACCAATAAGATTATTTATTTTTTTGTTGATAATTGTTTTTTCCATTTCGTTATGATCAAATGGAAGATCTTTATACCAATTAGGTAAATGTAATTCGTCAATTGGGTATGCTATAGATGTCATTCCCATAGGATTACTTTTTAGTTTACATACTATGGTTTTCATACCATCTGTTATTCCTAATGAATAATTATCAGAATATGCTTTTCGTAACCTATTCCAATTAATAGCCGCCATAACATGTCCTACTCCGCACTTACCTGTTCTGTCGTATAACTTTGTGTATTTGGTTAGATTATTAACACGCTTGGGAGTACCTTTTTCCCAGCCCGGTCGTTCTTTGAATTCTTCTCTGAAGTCTTTTATCTTTGAAAAGATTTCTGCTCGTTCTTTGCGATTTAACACATCAAATAAGATTTCTTCTAAGAATCTCTGCATAAATTCGGGGGTATCGCTACGTTTTAGATCTAAGCCCATGGCTTTAAGTTTGCCAGGTTCTCCGTTAACGTCTTTGCGATTACCTTCTTCGTCGTATACTAAGATACCATATCTTTTCTTTTTTATGAATAGTCCTCTTGTAGCAACAATTTCTCTAGTGGCTTTTATAATTTGTCCTGCTTCTATCGAAATACCAAATGCTTTATTCATATACTTTGGGAAAGTTGAATTTACTTCCTCACCAACAACATCATATAACTTAATTGCCTTCTCTTTATCCCAATCTACAGTTCCGTTTTCTATATCTTCCTTGAGAGAATATATAGCAGTATAATACACACTATCAGTATCACCATAAATGATAGAGGATCCAACATGGTCGTATTCTCCTGTAAGTATTTTGTTAACTTCTGCGGCCATATGCCTTGCAATTGACCTACCAGTTAATGTTACACTTTGACCCATTCGTAAGTCAAAGAATCTCGATCCTTGATTTAAAATAGCACCGTATAAGCTATTTAAGTTAATTTTTTTAACAAGTTGTCTTTTGTCCCAAAATTCTATTTTTTCTTTGTCGTTGATGTCTATTGCATTCTGCAAATTCTTTTGCATTTCTGTGCGTTCTGCATACCAACGTTCTAACAAGTTTGAAACAATACCTTTGGTATCATATCTAAATATAGTTCCATTTGCTGATATTGCCCATGGCTTATTTTGTAAAAATACTGCGTCATAAATTTCTGCACCTGTGTACTGATCTGTATCACCATTTTCCCAGTCTACAGTAATCTTTTCTGCTACATCTCGCTCTTGCACTAAATCATATTCTAGTGTATTAAATACACCTTCCCATGCTTCTGCGAATGTTGCTTTATTATCCATTTTTTTGCGAATCATATCGTGTGTTCGATCTAATCGCAGTTGTCCAATAATTGTTTCTGGACCCATATTCAATGCACGAATTACACTAGGATACAACGAATTTAAATCCATCGAGCATACCCAATCATGCATTCCTACCTTTGGTTGTGCTACATACGCACCTGCGGCGGTATCAAATTCTGCATCAAAATTTTTCTTTTTATCTGGTACCTGAAGTCCTTGACTATGTGCTTCATTTATAATTGCTTGGTCACTTACTGCTACAGCCCCCATTGTTGTTTGCAGTAATACAGTATTAGCATGAGCAAGTACATTGGCAAGATCTATAAATTGTAATTTATCATCCATCTTTTTAAGCATCATTGTATCTTGCCTGTTGTATGCAATAAACTTTTCATAGTCATTGTTATACAACTGGTCCAATGTACCTTCGTATGGAACTTTGTTTTCGCCTATTTCAAATTGACCTACAGCATCTAATCTATATGAATGTATTTCATGATATGTATATCTACGATATAATTCCATATAATCTAAATGCACTCGTCCTAGTAAATCAAATGTTTCTTGTTCTTTACCAAATTTTTCATATTCTCTTTTGCGTGGATATTGATCCCACAAACAAAAATCACGCATACGTTGTTTGCCTAACACTCTAGCAACTCTGTTTACGGTATAAGGTATATCATACCCTTCGCTGTTCCATCCACTAAGTATATCGGCGTCTTGTATAATTGCTAAAAAATTGTTTAATAACTCTTCTTCTGTATTAAACAGCATGGTGTTGCTAAACTTATCACATATTGCTTCTGCATCTTGGCGTGAAACTGTTTTTGGGCGAATAGTTAAAGTAATAAGACTATCAACCCAATTACACCACAATGTAACAGAATTTATCATTGAAAACGGATCAGACGGATCTGCATATCCTTTACTAGAATTAAAATCTACTTCGATGTCAAAGAAGCATTTGTTAAGGTTCGGTGCTTCTTTGCCTAAATAATATTCTTCTAAACATCGAAAAATGGGATTTACATCAGACTCATATAACTGCTTATGGCTATAGAATTTTCTTTCTTTTTGAAATGCTTTTCCGCTAGTGGTGCTGACACGGCTTAAAGGTTTGCCGTAAATAGAACGATACTTTCCTTTTACATCGGGATAAAAGAAAGCATACTTTGTAGGATATGTTCTAAAGATTCGTTTTTTGTTTACTCGTTCAACAACATGTATAGCATCTTTATCACGTTCAAAGAATGCGTCTACATAACTCATGCAGTTCGTCCGACTGCTGTTAAAACTTCTGCAACTTCTTCAAAGTCTTTTTGACTTTGTGAAAGATTTGCCTTGGCGGCGATTTTGATTGCTTTGTTTAGTGTAGCCGGTTTCATGTCAAGTTCTTCGGCTACTGCTGATACTGTATCTTTGAGTCCTTCTCTAAGATCAGTCATTTCTTGAGTTACTTGAATTCCTTCATTAACTATTTGTTTTAATTTTGCTATATCGGTTGATGTTAGTACTTTCGTCATTTGGTTCCTTTTAAAAGATTAAATTTATTCGTAATATATTATAACATATATAAACAATTAAATCAATCATTATTTTGTCACGAAACCATTTAAATAAGAAGTTTTTCCGTTTTTAATTAAAGCAGTCATAGTTTTTTTTCTGTTTGTTCCGTCTTTTTTGTATGAACAATGAACCCATCCACTATTAGGACCTTCTAAGGGATTAAAGAATTCTAAGATGAGTTGATCAAATTGTAAATGATCTCTAATCCATGTTGCTAATTCTAAATTAGGCAACCCCATAATTTCAAAATCAGCCGCTTCACCATTACAATGTTGACTTTTACTTGATCCACCTACGGCTTTATTAAGATTTGGACTGCGGTAGCCACTATTTATTGTAACAACCCGCCCAAAATAACTTCGTACTGGTTGAAGTATGTGACAACATAAATTTGTAAGATTAACTAGATGTTCTGTGCTTGGGGAATTATCTATACCTTTGCGTATAGCCGTTGTGCTTTTTGTTAGTTCTTGCAAACTAAAATTTCGTGTAATTTTCATATTTTCCTTTCGGATTTATTGAATATTTATTTTTTTAATAATTTATTTTCTACTATCATTATGCCTTGCATAAGTGCTGAATTTGTTATTGTAGAAGGCTCATTTTGAGCTCGTTGCATCATTAATATCATATAAGCATAATTTTTTATGGCTGTTTTTCTATCAACAGGCGCATCTTCTCGAGCATTCCGTAATATGTTAATTTGGTCTCGTAATTCTATGGCGGTTGAGTTTTTCTTTATATTTTGTTTGTAATCAGGATCACGAGTTAACATATGATATTCGCTTTTTAATCTATTTTCTTGTTTTTTAATATCACCTTGTGTATAGGCTCCCGGATTCATTTTATCATTTGAAAATGAAATTTCATGCCCTGTATCATCAAATTCAGCATTCCAAATATCATGCGATGTTACATTTTTTCTTATTCCAGTAGTTGGGCGTAACATAAAAGTTTCCGGACGAAGATCTTCGTTAGAACCGACTACCTCTTGACTTAACAAATGTTCTATTCTCTCAATTTTTTCATTATCTGACATATCAGAATTAGAAAGAGTTTTTGATAATCTGCTAAGTGCCATGTTTCTATGTTTATTGGCATCGGCTTGGGTCGAAAAATGTCCGCCTGCCATTCGAGTGGCTGTTTGAGCGGCGCCAAGAGCATCGGTCGCTAAAAAGCCTAGATTTAATGCCCAGCCTATAATAGGGACTGATGAGGCTACAGCATATTTGGCTGTTCTGCTCATTCCTTTTCTTATTAATATGTTTTTTGCGGCGTTTTTAATAAAAGTTTTCTTTCCTGATTTTGTTAATTGTTTATAATTACTATTATCTGCCGCTGTCGCTAAATTGAAATGTTTAGAAACTGCAATTTTTGGTAGTTTAGTCTTTGGCTTCCCTTTTATTAGTTCTAGTTTTTTTAGTGGTTCAGTTTGGATTGGTCCTAACGGAACACTCGTCGGAGGTGTAGTAATCACCCCCGGCTTTGGAGGTAAGTTAATTTTATTTCCGACAAAAATCCTATTTGGACTTTTAATATCTGGATTTAACCGCATTAATTCTTTTACAGATGTCTTATTTGCTTTTGCTATATTTCTTAATGTATCGCCACCTTTAATTGTATGAGCAACTTTTGGTTTTGATGCTGATTTTTTTATTGGCTTTTTCTTTTTATCGACCTTTTTTCGTTTTTCTGCTTCTTTTTTATCGGCCTCTTTTCGTTTTTCTGCTTCTTTTTTATCGGCCTCTTTTCGTTTTTGTGCATCCTTTTTATCGGCCTTTTTTCGTTTTTCTGCTTTTTCGGCGTCTCGTACTTTCCGCTTGTCGGCTTTTTTCTTCCTTATTTCTTCTTGTTTTTTTATTCTTTTTTGTTTCTCTTCTCTTTCTGCGGCTTTTACTTCTCTTTCTGCGTTTCTCTTCTTTTTTATTTCGGCGGCCTTCTTTTTCTTCAGGGCTTCGTTTTTCTTTTTTGTTTCTAAGGCTTTCTTTTTTCTTTCTGCTTCTGCTTTTTTCTTTTTCTTAGCTTTTTCTATTGCTTCCTTCATTCGC